CTAGCTGATTTCGGCAAGAAAAAGGGGGCGCGAATGGCCGAAGGTGCCGACCTGTTTCACCCATAGTGACGCCGGGCCGTGGGTCGCCAAGAGCGCTGTGCGCTCGGCCTCGGTCAGGTTCAGGCGCGCCTCGCCGAGCGCCCAGACGACGAAAGGCGCCGCGACCGGTCCGTATCCGGCAAGATAGGACTCCTGCTCCTCGACTAGCGGGACATCGACCGCGTCGTCCCAGTGCCATTGCCCGCGGGCCCGGCGGGTCCAGCACAACGCCCATGCATTGTCCGTTCCGACCTCCAAGCGCGGGTGGACAGGGGTCAATGGTCGACGCGACAGACCGGCATTGGCCAGATCGGCGATCACCGTTTCGGCATCACCGGCTCCGATCGCCGCGACCCGGGTTGTCGCGAGCGGCGGCACCTCGGCCGGATCGAGCGGAACCAGCCCGTCGTCGAGCAGCACGACACGGGTCTGTGCCGGGTGTCCCAGCGCTGCCTCCGCTTCCGTCCCGCCGCGACCGCGGAGCAAGCCGCGCAACTGCCATCGACCACTTCCGAGCGGCACGGCCTCGGCGAATTGGATCGCTTCGCCGCCGATCATCATGCGGTTTGCGCCTGCCGCGAGGCCTTCCATATCGGTGTCGACGAGCGCGAAATCTTCGGCCACCAAGTCGATGGCGATCACGGCATTGCGCTCGAACAGCGTCGCGGCGGACGGGCCGAGCGGCTCGGTCAATTCGCCCATGACGGCCCGCACCGTTCCCGACGTGCCGAGGGGAACAAGCGCATTGGCCTGGACACGATAAAGTGCCGCACCGCGCCAGGCGCTGTTTTCGGCCGAGACGGCAGCGAAGATCTGCGGTGTCGAGGATCCGGCGCCGGAATCGGCTGGAACCTCGAACACGGCGAGCCGCGTTGGCGGCAGGATCAGATCGGGCGGGGGATTTGCTGCGCCGGGGTCGCTCGCATGTTCGCCGAGCAGTTTGGGTGGCACACGCTCGAGCGTCAGTTCGATGCCGCGGTCGAACCATTCCCAGTTTCGGACAAACCAGAAGCCGGGTGAGCCGGGCAGTCGCACGACTTCGCCGGGCTGCAGCCGCGGATCGAGCTCGCCGATCCGCCATACGACGGTCTCGTATTGCCAGCGAGCGCGATTGGCACGGTCATTCGCGAGTTGCCGTGCGCCGCCTGCGGTCATGGTCGCGGGAAGCTCAAGCATAAGCTCACGCCCATAGCGTCGTGAGCCAAGGGCGCGTTGCACCCCGGGCTGATAGTCGCGCTCCTCGTCGTAGTAGCGCAAAGCCGCTGGTTCCCGGCCGGGCAAGCCCTCGCGCTGCCTGTGCCGCCCGTCCTCTTCAGGCCTGTCTTGCAGGGAAAGCTGCTCGGGCAGGGTGAGGACCGGGGCGATGGGCACGGTGCGCGGCGCGATCCGCAACCCTTCCTTGCCCGAGGTGCAGACCAGCGGGATTACGTCGTCAATCGCCGCAAGCGTCGCGGCCAGGGGACCGCCCTCGTCGGCGAAGCCGCGCGCGTATTCGATGATGAGGTCGCCATCGGCTGCGGCCGCAGGCACCATTTGCGCAAGCGAGACGGCCGTGTCGCTGCCCTGCGCGAAAATCTCGAAACTCAACGCCGGTATCCGGTTGCCGAAATCGCCGAGCTCGAGATCCTCGAACACGACATAGGCACAATCGCGGAAGGCTGGCGCACTGGCACCCTTGTCAGCTGCGATCAGCGGATCGACCGGATCATCGCCGTAGCCCTGATAGAAGCGCAGCTTGCCGGCCACCTTGAGATCGTCCTGTGCGCCGCGCAGCAGGTTGCCATCCGCCCAGATCCGCCCGAGCCGGGTGACTGGGGTGCTCGACAGGGCGACAGCGAAGGATGCGGAGTAGGAGTAAACTACCGTCGAAGGCTGGCCCTTGCGGCCCTTTTGCTTGCGCTTGCTTTCGACGAGGTCGGTCGACCAGATCACCGTTCCCGGCACCCGCATCCGCCCGAAATGGCGGGCAATCGGCTGGCCATAGCTCGAGGTGCTGACGCTCAGTTCGCGCAGGCGCGGCCCCTGGCGGGTGCCGCCGCCGAAAATCATCATATCCGCCTGCTGGCCGATGAATGCGCCGATAGCGCCGCCAATCGGGCCGCCGATGGCGGTGCCCAGCGCGGTAAGTAGCAGTGTCGCCATTAAACTAGCCTTGTGTCGATGAGCCGAGGCGCCACCTGGCGCAGATTGCACTCGCGGGATCGCGCCGGTGCCTGACGACCCGTCCCAGGCCCGCATGAGCATGGACGATCTCCTCGCGCCCGGTGGTGATCACCATGTGATGCTGGCCGTAACCGAGGCTGAGGAGCAGAACTTCGTCGCCGCCCAGTGCCCCTTGAGCCGGCTCCAGCCCGGAACGCCCGGCAAAGTCCAGCCAATGATCGACCGCGACATTGCGCAGTCCATAACCGCGGGGGGCGACGGGGCGCCGCCCGATCGCCACGAGGCTGGCAAAGACGAGTCCCACGCAGTCGAGCCCGGTTGCCGGATCGAGTCCGTGAAGCCGGAACCGGCATCCGACGAGCCTGTCCGCGGCCTCGCCGAGCCGGGCCGGTGCCGGCATCGTCTCGGATCGTCCCGCCGGCATCATGGCTGGCCGTAGCGGGCGAGCAGGTCGTTGCCCGGAAGGAAGGGTTCGCCCCGGAAATTCGCCGCATTTCCGAACCGCGCCGCGCAGGTCGCAACGGTATGATCGCAGCCCTCGGTCAGCTCTGCCCTGGTTCCTGGCACGATTCCCGGCACCAGTGGCCGATCGAGCAGCAGCCAGTCGCCATCGTTGTCGATGATGTCGAACCTGATCCCGGTCTGGGGACCGGCGAGAAATCGTACCCGGCCATCGACGTGATCGGCCGCGACCACGCCGTCGAAGCGGACCCGGTTGCGATCAAGGTCGATCTCTACCAGCGAGCGCACGGAGGTGAACTTCACTGCGGACAGCCCGCAGCCGCGGCCGCAGAACTCGGCCCGGCAGGTCGGGCTGGTGCGCGGCACCAGATCCTGTTCGAGCAGGTGCTTGCCCGAACGTAGTTCGGCGGAGAATTGGGATTGGTCATCCTCGATCCGACCGATCTCGCCGTTGTAGAGGACGTGATGGTCGAGCGTCAGCCAGTCGACCGCCCCGATCTCGATCGCGGCCTCGTCGAACAGGCCAGCGGCGATGTCCTCTTCGCGGATCGAGGCGTGACTGAGCGCCCCTTCCGCTTCGGCGCTATCGTTGGCGATCTCCGCGCTCAGCCGTATCGCGGCCGGGACCATGCCGGGTGCGGCGCGGTGATTGATCCCGCCGAACGCAAGATCGCGGTCATGGCTGGTGAAGGCCAGGATCATGCCATCCCTGCGATAAACCCGCCAGAAGGTCGCGACCGTGTCGAGTTCGCGGTCGAAGAACACGCGCATCAGACTGCCTCGCGCAATTCGATCAGGGGGATCGAGGGCGCTTCGCCCGCGGCGAAGTTGACTGCGGAAACATCGATCCGGTCTTCGGCAAAGCGCACCGGCACATCGAACAGGAAGCCGGCCCGGATCTTGGCACCCTGCGGCGGTGCGGCGTAAAAGCTGATGATACCGCCCGGGCGCAGCGTCCAGGCCGTGCTCGCGATGTCGCCCACGCTGACGAGCAGGGTGTCGGGGCGGGGGCGGGTGATCGGCCGGATCTGCGGATCGGCTCCGCCGCCATAGGCCTTGGTCAGCTGGAAATCCGCGCGCAGGCCGTCACCGGTGCCGATCAGCTGATCGAACATGGTGGGCGTGCCGGTCATGCCGTTGGAACTGTGGTCGAAGGGATCCATGATCCGGAAACCCCGGGCCGGGCCGCGGCGGGCGCGGAAGAAGGCCAGCAATTCGGACAGTTCGGCTTCCGAGCGGATTCCTGGGCCGACATCGAAATGGATGCGCGCGTCCGACCACAGCGCATTGCGTTGTTCATGCCCGGATGCCGTCACCGCGATCGAGGTCGAGAACTCCGGCGCCACCGCCGTATTGCGGCCCAGGGCAAACGGATAGAGCACGTCGTCGAAGGGATCCATGGCTTGCTCCGGAAAGGGGGGAAGGCGGGTGTACCCGTCGCGGCTGACCTGCGGCAGGGCCCAGACATAACGCCGGGAGACGCCCCGAGCGGCGGCTTCGTCGAGCCCGCGATCGATCCGCGTCCAGAACGCCTCCGCATCGCCCGGATCGAGCACGAAGCCGGCAAAATAGTCCTGCGCGGCGATCGGATAGCCGAGCCGCTGATCGACCTGCGCGTAGGCCTTGCGCCGCGCGGCATCGGCACCGCTCGTGAGCCAGTCGTAATCTTCCAGCTGCAACCGGTCGAAGGCGGGCGCGGCCCAGCCCGAGGGCAGGTTGGCGCGATAGAGCTCGGGCATGGCCTGATCGAGGATCGTCGGGGTGAAGGCCAGCAGCAGCACCTCGGACTGACCCTGGGCGGCGTTCCTCACAGCAGTGGTCAGATCCGCGGTGGACTGCGCAAGCAGCGTGCCGGCCGCATCGAGCAGGGCGGTCTGCGCTGGATCGAGCGGTGCGCGCAGGTTCGCGATCTCCGGCGGCTGGCCTCCCAAGGCCGCGCGCGCCGCATCGTCATAAAGGCAGATCTCCCCTGCCGCCGTCACCCACCACCATGGCTCGCCGATCTGGAAGCGGACCGGCAGGCCGGACTGTTCGAGCAAGGCAACGAAGGCCCGCGCAATGTCCGCAAGCCAGCCCATCGCCTGCGTGTTGGCGGGCGACAGCAGGGTCGAGGGCGGCACCCAACCGGTGAGCGCCGCCGCGCCGCTCGCGGTGCGCTGCTTCCAGGCCTCGGGGCAGTAGGCGTCGAACAATTCGTAGGACAGCGAGGCGATCACCTCGAGATCGGCGGCCTTGGCCAGCGCGAAATAGCTGCGGTGCCAGGCGGCGGCCGGGACGCTCAATTCGCCGACCTCGGGAACCTTCAACCCTGCGGCCGGCTGCTGCACGAGCCGCATGAAATGGCTCATCCCGACATAGTGAACCAGATCATCGCGATAGCCGAGCCCGATGATCGCCCGGACGAGGCGCGCGGGGGTCTGGTTGTAGGCGTCATCATAGGCGGTCGCGATCCGCTCGCCATGCGGCGGGAGCAGCACGTCCCCCAGCTCCAGCATCGCGCGCCCGCCATCGGCGACGATCTCGGACAGGGTGACCGCGCCGTTGAAGCGGCTGGCCAGCGGAGCGGGGCTTCCCGCGACATAGCCGGGCGCCACCAGCGAAATGAACATGCGGTCGATATCGCCCGGATGGACCGGCTCACCCGGCAATCCAAACCCGCTCTCCAGCGCGGAGAAGGGCAGTGTCACCTGGGCATCGGTCGGAGTGCCGTCGGCATAGTTCCACAGCCTGACATACCAGGTCCGTGCGACCCCATCCGCGTCGCGGCCCTCGATCGTGAGGGTTGGCCCGTTGGGTTGATCGAGGGCGATGATCCCTTCCGACTGCCAGCGAAAGCTGAGCGTGGTGTGCGCGTAATCGCGGTCGGTCGCATAGGCGAGCAAGGGATGGTCGAGCGTGTCGGTGCTGTCCCAGATCAGCCCGACCAGTTCGCCTTCATGGTGCAGTTCGACATCGACCCGCAGGGCGTCCGGGCCGAGCGTCACGACCGAGGCCATGGCGGGACGCGGAAAGTTGACCGTCCAGAAGCGCGGATCGAAGCGCTGGATGAAGCTGCTTTCCTGCGCGCGGCGTTCGCGGGCGAGCCAGAATGCCATGGTTTTTCCTTTGTCAGACCTGCTGGAGCGAACGGCGGACCGCGCTTGCAATCTGGCGCGAAGAGCGCCGCATCGCGGTCGGCGCGGCGGTCCCGCGCGGCACGGCAAGCTGGATCGCCACGCGCACGTCGCGGCTCTGGCCGCCAGAGCCGCCGGCGGGTTCGATCCGCCCCGATGCGGTGGGCAGGAACACCTCCGGTCCGTTCTCGCCGACGAGATAGGCGCGGCCGGGCGACACCGGGCCACCGGTGGCGCGGCCCGGCAGGCCCAGCAACGCGCCGAGCGACTGGCTGATCAGCCCGCCCAGCCCGCCGCCGCCGCTTCCGCCCCCACCGAACAGGCTGGCGAGGCCCGACTGCAACGCATGGGAGGCAATCTCGTCGAGCGCGCGGAAGGCGACGCGCTTCAGATCATCGAAGCCGAGGCTGCCCCGGCGAAGCGCGGACAGCAGCCCGCTTTCGAGCACGTTGCCCGCCCGCCCGAAGCCATCGAGCAGCGCGCTGTCGAGCGAGCGGCGCATGGTGTCGAGGTCGGCGGCGAAACCGTCGGTGCTGGCGCGAACATCGATCACCAGGCTGTCGAAATTGTCATCCATTGGCGTCGCGCTCCATCATTCGGGCGATCGTCTCGCGGCTGGGCGGGGCGAGGTGGGCGATGTCTGACGGGTCCGCCAGCGCCATCACCAGTTCGGTTGGCGTGGCGTTCCAGAACTCTGCCGGACGCCAGCCGAGCAGCCGGGCCGACAGCGCGCAGCAGCGCCGTGCGGCATCGGCAAAGGTCGCGCTCACGTCTCGCCCTGAAGCACTTGGGCGAGGATCGCGCGCACCGGGCGGGTGGCGGCGACCAGTCCCATGCCGACCACCGCCTGGCCGACCGCAGCGCGATCGGGTCGATTGTCGGCAGGCAGGCAGTGCCACAGCAGCGCGGCGATCTCCGTCAGGGTCAGTGCGCCTTGCGATGCGCGTTCGACCAGCGCGAACAGCGACCCAAGCTCGGCTTCGGCCAGCACAAGGCTCTCGAAGCTGGGGCGCAGCACATGACGCACCCCGGCGATCGCGATCTCGCACTCGCCTCTCATGGCGTTGGGCGCGGCGCTCATGCCGGGATCACCGGCCCCGAGCTTTCGAGCTGGAGCGTGTAATTGCGCTCGCCATTGAAATCCCCGGCATAGTCGAGCCGCTGGACAAGGAACCGCCCGCGCAGCTTCTCGCCGTCCTCGAAGGACAATTCGTAATCGTCGAGCGTTCCGGCCAGCGCATGGGCGCGCACCGCGCTTTCCGCGGCGCTGCCGAGGAAGATTCCCGCGGCGCTGACCGAGACCGAGCGGGTGCCGGCACCCGAAAGCAGATCGCGCCAGCCGCCCGATCCCTTGTGAGTGATCACCACCGTATCGCCGTTGATCGACATCTGCGTGGTCCTGAGGCCGGCGACGGTCTGATAGGCGGGAGGCGCGGCGCCGTCGCTGATCTTGAGCAGGAAGGCGGAACCGGATTGTGCGGGCATGGCTTACTCCGTGAGAGGTGCGAGGATGCGGAAGCGGAATTCGAGCAGCGCAGCCCGGCGGTTGTCGTCGCGGGCCTCGCTGCGCGAGCGCAGGAAGCGGATCGAAGCGATCTCGAAGCCGGGATGGAACGGCGGCAGGGCGAGCACCCGGCGCTCGATCGCGGCGAGCAGCGGGGAATCGGCGGCGGGCAGATCGGTGCGGCTTTCAAGCTCGAGCGCGATCCGGGTCTCGCGCCCGGGGCGATCCTTGCTCCCCCAGTCGATCGAGGCGCTCGCGGCGAGGCCGAGCCAGGGCGGGCTCACGCTGAGCGGCGCTTCCTCCTCGATGGCATTGATCGCGGCCAAGGCCGGGTCGGAGCGCAACCATGCGATCAGGGCTGCGCGCAGTTCGTTCTCCATGGCGCTCAGCTCCTCGCGGTGTCGTCAGTGAAATCGGGCCAGAGGTCGCTGGCCGATCGCCAGCCCTTGCCGCCGGCGCGGTTGCGGCGGCGTGTCCGAAGATGCCGGGCGGCGATGCGCTCGGCCTTGCGGCGCAGGCGCTGGACCAGCCCGGTACCGGGCGGCGAGACCCGGATCATCCGAGCCGCACCTGCCGCCACGGCCGCCACAGCGCGGTGACGCTGGCCGGGGGGAGGGCGCTGCCCATGCCGTCGCGGTTGCGATAGTGGTGGGCGGCGAGGCGGATGATGCCTTGCCCCAGCGGTGCGGGGAGCACGGCCCAGTCCTGTGCGATCCCGACCCTCAGCTGAACCGCCACGCCGCGGCCTTCGAGCGGCTGGAGCAAGCGCACGCAGGCGGGACCGGCCGCACGCAGTTCAAGGGCATATCCGGGCTCCTCGAGCACCGTGCGGCTGCCGTCCGCACCGATCACGGCCGCAGCGACCAGGGCCTGCACCGGGCGCGAGACCAGTTCGTGCCACCCGGAGGCGATCGGGATGATTTCCTCCACGGTCTGGTGCAGGGGAACCTGACCGGTGAAGGCCTCGCACAGGGCAAGGCTGGTTTCGAGCAGCCGCGTCAGCGCGGTGTCTTCGTCGGGGCGGCTGATGCCAAGCCAATGCTTGAGCTCGGCCAGCGCAGCGCCGCCGATCACCGGAGGCTGCACGATTGTCCGCTGCATCGCGGGTTCTCCCAGAATCTGATCAGGACAAGGCGCGCCCGCATCGCGTCCTCAGGCGGGGGAAGGCCTGGAGCGATGCGGGCGCGAGAAGCCGGCAAGAGAGCAAGGGGGGGCTCGACCTTGCCGGGACGGCGATGCCTCGGCGGAGCCTAGGCCTCGATCTTCAGCAGCTTGATGGCGTTCGAATCGAGCACCTTTCCGCCCACGCGCTTGGTGGCGTAGAAGTGCACGAAGGGCTTGTTGGTGAACGGATCGCGCAGCACCCGGGTGGCGCTGTGTTCGGCGATCAGATAGCCGTGGCGGAAATTGCCGAACGCGATCGGGAAGGCCCCGCCGGCGACATCGGGCATATCCTCGGCCTCGACCACCGGATAGCCCAGCAGCCGGTCGGGCTGGCCTTCGACCAGGCCCGGCTGCCACAGGAAGGCGCCATCGGCAGTCTTGAGCTTGCGCACCATCGCCAGCGTTGCCGAGTTCATGACGAAGGAGGCGCCTTGCCGATGGCCGGACTTGAGCGAGTGGATGAGGTCGATCAGTTTGGCGTCGGGGGCGCTATCGAAGCCCGTCGCGCTGCCCGAACCGATATACTGCACCGTGCCGAAAGCGCGCACCCCGTCCTCGGCGGTGCCGGTGGGGGCGGTGAGGAAGCCCTCGGGCTGGTTGATCCCGGTGCCGCGGACGAAGGCCGTGCCTTCGGCCCGGGCGAATTCGAGCGCGATCTCGTTGGCGAGCCAGGTCTCGATGTCGAAGGCAGCGTCATCGAGCATGGTCTGGCTGGCGGCGGGATTGGCATAGAGATCGCCCGACGGCGGGGCGATCTCGGCGAAACCCGGGGTGGCGGTCTCGGGCCGCGGTGCCGCTTCGCTGACCCAGCCCGAGGCCGTGCCGCCGATCGTCACCAGCTTGCGGTAGCCGGCGCTGCCGACCTGCACCACCTGCGCGAGGCCGCGGATCGGGCTGATCTCCTTGACCTGGTTGGCGATCATCGCGTCGATCTCGCGCGGCACGGCATAGCCGCCGTCCTGCGGGCTCGCGCCGCTGATCGACTTGACCTCGCTCGTCAGGCCCTTGCGCAAGTAGCCGTCGACGAAGCCTTTGACTTCGGTGTCGGTGCGCACGCCGTCGAGCGCCGGGCGGGCGGCCGCGCGGCTGACGCGGTCGAGCCGCGCCTTGACCTCGTCGACGTCGCTGCGCAGCACGCCGATCGCCTTCTCGGCCTCGTCCTGCCGCGCGACCAGGTCAAAGCTCGCGGCGAGCGCTTCGGTTTCGTGTTCCATATCCATTGGGGCAATCACCTTTCG